ATGACTGTGAATTAAAAATACTGTTTCACACCAGTCTGGATCACCCCAACTATCCCAAGCATAGCCGTCTGTGAACATAATAAAACGTTTAGGCTGAATATTGTGTTCTTTCATATAACGCCAGTTAGCCATAAAGTCAGTGCCGCCTCCGCCAGCAACTTCATATTCTGTAATTTCTCTACCGTCATCTGCACTAAAGTCATCTTCGTTGTAAACTTCAGTGTCAAAGCACCAGATCTTAATTTTATAGTCTTTGAATTGCTCCATAATGCCTTTGACTTCGCCTAAGAAATCAGCAGCCTGTTTATTACCAATTGAACCACTCATGTCAATTGCAACACAAATATCAATAGTTTCTTGGAAGTTCATACCAGGTAATACAGCACCAGTATGCCAACCTTTGCGTGATGGACGACTAAATGTGTAGTCGCTTTTTACTGTGCTTTGGATTTGTTGTTGAATCAACTCACGCCAATTCATTTTAGGTTCTGTGATTTCTTTAATCAAACGTTGCACACCAGCAGGTGTATTGCCAGCACCGGCACTTTGTGCAGCTTGGATCATAGCCTCTTTGATTTCGTCTTTGATTTGTTCACGTTCTTCTTTGGTGTACTTAGGACGACTTTTGCCTTTGCCGTCTCCGCTGTCATCTTCGCCGTCGCCTTCCCAATCAAGGTGTTCATCAAGCATTTCACCAAGTTGTTCTAAAAACTCTTTACCGTTCTTTTCGGCTTCTTCAAACAGCTCGTCGTAAACTTCTTCTGAAGTCCAACCTCTATATTTAAAATCTTGGAAACAATTTACAATACTAGGAATATTGCCAATGCGTTCATCTACCAGTGTATTGTTTACAATGTAATCTGCAGAGATATTGTATAGGCGTGGATCTCTGTCATCTCTACGTTCTAAATGATCAAATACCATGTGCAAGATTTCATGTGCAAGAACAAATTCGATTTCTTTATTGTCCATTGCATTAAAGAACTGAACATTGTAGAACAAGTTTCTACCATCAACTGCGGCAGTAGGCAACCAATCGGCACGTTGTATTTTTAAACGTGTTGCCATATTACCAAAAAACGGATGACGCAATAGTAGTCCTACACGAGCTGTAATAATACGCTCATATACTTCCTTGTCCATTTCGTCAAGTTGTTCATCGGTGAGATCAGGATCTGGTTGCCATGTTCTAAGTTCAGATGCTGTCTTTTCGGTTGACATTTTCATTGCAACATATTGCGGTAAAAAATCTAACATTGTATTCCTCTTTCAGTGCCTATACATATATAATACACTACTATTTACTTTTGTCAAGAGAAAAGATGGGCAGAAATAAATCCTGCCCATCCATATGGCATCTTATACGCTCTGAGCTGCCTTGATATACTTACCATAACGATCATGGAATTCATCAAAACATTCAATAGCGTCTGGATCAATTGGCAACGAGTATTGTGTAAGTGCGAGCTTGATGCCCATTACAACCAACTCAGTTTCAAAATTGTCCATTGCAAAGCGTAAGAAGTTGTTAACTTTGTCGTCAAACTTCTTATCGTTTTTGTCACTTGCTTCTTTAAGCTCATAACAAAGAGATACAGTTAAGGAATACTTGGCACTGATTTCTTCTGTCTGCAACTCTTTAACTTTGCCTGAAAGAATATCGCTCGGATTAGGCATCTGCCCTGCGATCTTTCTATGCGCCATAAATTTAATTGCAAGCCCCTCACCAACAGATCCAGCAACAAGATCTGTAGTGGTTGCTTCGTCACCGTCGTCGTCGCTGATAAGTTCACTTACAAAAGTCCATGAGCGAGGAGAAGCAAACGAACGGCTAGAACTACGTGGATCAAAGTCATAAAGATCGCCTTTGGCAAATGTCAAATAACCAACAACATCTTTATGAATTGTATTGGCAACAGCCCACTCCTGCCAATCGTCAAAATTGACAGCAAGTTCTAAGTGTACAAAGCGGTTTGCAAGCGGAGCAGGCATACGATATGTGACACCTTTGTCTGCTTCGCGATTACCTGCCGCAACAATTACAACATTGTCTGGCAAACGGTAATTACCAATTCTACGGTTTAGTGTTAGCTGATAAGCAGCCGCTTGTACAGCAGGTGCCGCAGAATTCATTTCGTCTAGGAACAAAGTAATATGATCATACTTTGCAGCCATTTCTTCGTCTGGCAACTCCATGGGTGGAGCCCAAACCATTTTACCTTCGTTGCTATCAAAGTATGGGATGCCTTTGATATCTGTTGGCTCCCAAAGAGATAGTCGAATGTCAATCAGGTGGCTATTTGAAAAGCTATCTGTGACTTGTCCTACAATATCGGACTTACCAATACCTGGAGGACCCCAAATAAACACAGGACGCTTTTTACGCATAGCCCGGCGTAAACTGTTTTTTGCCTTGTTTGGCGAAACTGTTCTTAAATCTGACATATTGTATTCCTCATTGTTTTCAGTGCCTATACTTTAATATAGCATAAAAAACAGAAAGGTCAACCTTTATTTGGTAAATTTTCAGATCTTTTCATTGCTTTTGTAATACCATACTTTCTTAGATCTCCGCTGAAAAGTGTAAGCTCAACTGCTTTCTTTTCATTTGTGACATGGATGCCTTTGTTGGTTAGATAATATGGACAATCAATAAACTGATCTAAAAATATAATCACTTGTGTAGTCAGTGGCATATCTGGTGGATACGGTATATGATATGTTGTTAGATCAATTTCAGATAACATATCAAAACCTGCTTCTGTAAGTCTTAATCCACCTACATCTTTTTCTCTTGTGTTCTGCCACCAAATGTGCATGTATTGTGCAACATTTTCTTCACTGGTTGCTTTATTCAATTGTTTTAGAAAAAGTTTTGTGAATACACGTTTATTCATTGTATATTTTTTCGCCTGCTGTTAATTTGTAAACAGAAAATTCGTCTGTTTTAAAAATTTGATTTAACTTTTTGGCTAGATTTTTTGCATGTCCTGGATTTGAAAAACTTGTCTTCTTATATTTAGGTCCTGGATAGTTTGTTAATTTATTTTGAGATTTCAAGTTGAAAGGTTTATCTTTGTAGAATACAGCCCATATGGCTTCAGCATCGAGCACTTGCTCACTCTTGTAGGTTTTACCGTCAACAAATTCACATAAAACAATTGGCTTTGGTCTACTCATATGCGTATCCTTAGTTATATACGCACTTATTTATCATTTCAAAACGCTGTTATTGCCACTCTCCGCCACCGCCAATTTGAACTTGTATTACATCATCGGTTGTTCCACCGGAGTTTTCCTTAACAAACTTTTCAAGATCTCCGTGCAACCTACTCATTACAATTCCTAATGTAAAGGAAAGATTTTTTGCTTGTGTAATATCCATACGAACTTCTTTGGCACGACTGTTTTCGGCAGCCTGCACCTGCTTCAAAAATGCTTGAATAGGACCAGTGTTAATTGGATCGTTTGACATTGCTAAGTGCTAATTTCATTTCAATTTCGGTTTTATATGGACCCATATAATCATTGTCTTCAACAGTCACAAGTTTAGGACAAAAACTCTTTAACCAGTTTACATTAAATCGTATTAAGTAAAATCCAGCGCAATAAATGCTTTTACTTTTTTCGCTTTTTGTAAACAACGGAAGTTTACGTTGAATATCATACATGCTGTTGTAAGGTATACTACGTGTAGGGTATCCGTGTACACTAAGTTCTTTATTGTCTTCTGGTGTAGTAATTTTAGCAGTTAAGAAATTTGCACCAAATTCGTTGCTTATTTCTTTATCTGATTGGTAAAAACTGATATTGCCTTTTTTACTGAAAATATAACCATCTTCGTTCTTTGTTAAGGTGCCAACTTTTTCACCTTGCTCTTCGACAATCCAAAATTTATCTTGCAAAATTGCTTTTGCCTTAATTGACATTTAAATACCTCGCTTGTAATGGTTCTGCATATTGTGCAGCATTATCAGCAATGCGCTGAAGATCCCAACGGGCACAAAACTTCATAAGTCTCATACCAACTTGTGATACATTCTTGCTATCTGCTGATTGGATAGTGTTATTTATTTCTGTGCGAATATGTTCAGGTTGTGCAGTTAAATCGCATAATGTCACATTACGTGTATAGTCATCTAGCACACGATGTTCTTCGCCGTTGTGATCTACCCATCGTTGCAGCATCATGTTATTCCAGTTGAAGCCTTTTGTGTCTTTGTCAGCAAATGCTTCTAACAAACCTACTTTGTTTTTTGTACCTTTCTTGCGCACACCAGGGTAGGCACTAAAAACATTGTCGCTAGTGTCACCACGCATACACTTCTCAAAAAGCATGTATTCGGGTTCAGGAGCAGGCTTTGGCTCTCCTGTCTTCTTATCGCACACGGGCTTGCCTTTGTCATCAAAATATCCTTCATGAGTAATAGTAGTATTACTTACCCCATTGTATTGACGCACATTAGGAGCGATAAGTTGTGCAAAGTCGCCATCTGTACTAATAATTACATGATCGTCATCTGGATGATTTTGTATCCAGCCTGCAATAAGATCATCTGCTTCTAGTACAGGATTGTGTAGAACAGTACAGTTAGTCTTGTCACTTACAAATGCTTTGAACTCGTCAAAGATTTCCCAAAACACTTTGTCTTCTTCTGCTTCACGTGGGCTCATAGCGTCACGATGTTCTTTGCGATTGCGCTTGTAAGGCTCATAATAGTCCTTGCGCCATGAACGTCCTTCTAAGCAGAAAACAACGTGCGAACCGTTGAAGTCCTGCCACGCCTTTTTAATGCTGTTAAGTGTGATGTGCATTGCCATGCCAACCTTAGTGTCAATATCGCCACGTACAACGTGTCGAGCACGGAAGAATGTGTTAGCAGTGTCAATAAGAATGTAAGTCATTAGAATGCCTCTTTGTAGCCTTGTTCAATAGCATTATAGTATACAACAGAGCCTTCGTCAAGAGATAATTTTTGTGTAAGATACTTGTAAGTGTCTCTATAAAAATCAATTTCAACTGACTCCTTACGGCGCCTTACACTAAAGGCCATACTATGATCGCCCTTTACAAGAATCATATTTTTTGCAACTTTCATGATACTTCACTTTTGCCTTTATCAATTGGAACAACATTAATATATCCTGTGTTGACCTGTTGATCAACTTGCTCTTCAGCTAACATATTATATACTATATCTCGGAACCATCTGTCAACAATTTCTTCTTCTTTGTCTGCTTCAGTACCATATCCGTTCTGTATTAATTCATCGATAAAATATCTATTCCAATCTAATTCAAAAAACCCATTACGAATGTTTTCTTCGTTTACTTGCATATCTAGCACGTTTACCCAAGGTTCTTGACGTTTTGTAGCAAGAGCCTTAGGATCAGTTTTTTGTAAATACTTTTCTTCAGCTTCTTCGAGTTTCTTTTTCGCTTCTTCAACTCCAAGATGCTTTTCGATCATTTTACGCATCCATGTACTCATATTAACTTCCTTATCTTTTCGTATTCTTCTTCGCTTTTGATGCCGCGAGGAATACTTTTTAGGTTTTGTTTAAGTTCCCCAGGCATTTCCGAATAAGCTGATGTGGAGTCTAGGCGAGAACCTCCAGCCTCGTTCCATACAGAGGTTCGCCACCTCTTGTACGTTGAGTGTGTATTCTTCACTGCGCCCTCCAAGCGGCATGAGGTATACAGGAACGTCCACGCCTGCTTCGCGATAGGTATCAACTGCTCTACCAACTTCATCAACATCGTCTTGATCAGCAACAACAAACTTAAAGTACATATCGCTGCCATCCACAAGGGAATACTCACGAGCAACGTCAGGCTTAATAGCATCATCCCAAGACTCGCCCGATACGGATAGCTTTGGCGAGCAGCTAAAAGTGAGCTGAATTCTGTCGTGGTTGTTGAGATAGTTGTAGAAGTCATCGTGTAGATGCTGTGTAGTGTTGGTTTCGATTGTGACATTTTTTAAATCCTGCATACCTGGGTGTTCAAACAGCTCGACATACAACCGTTGCCAAGCAAGTAATGGCTCGCCGCCTGTAAGGATAAGATGTACAT